GACGAAACCGAAGACGGCCTACAAGGTGACGTATGTGTACACCGAGGCAGACGATGACGCGCTCGACGTCATAGAGGAGAACTACAGCTCGCTGCCGATTGTTCGCATGTACGGCTCTCGCCTCAAGCAGAGCACGCTTGTCGGCATGCGTGAGGCCATCGACTCATACGACCTGATACAGTCTGGCTTCGCAAACGACCTGAGCGACTGCGCCCAAATCTTCTGGCTCGTAGAGAACTACGGCGGCATGGATGACGAGGACTTGGCAGAGTTCCTTGAGAAGCTGAAGCTCAACCATGTCGCCAACGTGGACACGGCATCTGGCGGTCACGTCACGCCATACACTCAGGAGATACCGCACGAGGCCCGCAAGGCCTATCTGGATGACATACGAGCCCGCATCTACGAGGACTTCGGGGGGCTTGACGTCCACACCGTCGCGGCAGGCGCGACCAACGACCACATCGACGCGGCATACCAGCCGCTCGACGAGAACGCCGCCGACTTCGAGCACTGGGTGAGCGACGCAATCGTTCAGCTCCTCGCCTTGCAGGGCATCGAGGACACGCCCGTGTTCAAGCGCCAGCGCATCAGCAACCAGAAGGAGCAGGTCGAGATGCTCGTGCAGGAGGCCGCTTGGCTCGATGAGGCCACCATCCTCCGCAAGCTGCCGAACCTGACGCCCGACGAGGTTGTCGCCGTGATGCTCGCAAACGAGGATGCCGACATGGAACGGTTCGGAGTCGGTGGGGAGGGCGAGAATGAGGGCGAATAGCGACCTCGGGCTGATGATGCCAGAAGTGCGACTGTTCCACAGCCGCAAGAATCTGGTAGAATAGGGCCATCGCACCACTTGGCTTCCAAGGACAACGGGTCGCAACCGTTGGGCCTAGTGGGAGGGCAGACGGCGGGAACTCCACGTGAGCCGCCGACCCGACGAGGTGCCACCGCATTCCTCTCCATGCGGTGGCGCTTTGCTATACTAAGACGGACCCGCCCACACGGGACGGCTGAGCCTGAATAACAGCCCGAAACCAACAGGCCCCCTAGGCGGTGTGGGGCAACGCCTTGCATTGGAGAGCACATGGCAGACCAAGCGCACGAGTGGACAGACGAGGAAATCGAACGGCTTGAGCGAAGGTTTCGCCGCCAGTACAACCAAGCATCACGCGAGATGCGCAAGCGCCTCGATGACATGATGGAATCCTACGACAAGGCAAACACCGAGTGGAAGCAGCGTGTCAAGTCGGGCGATGCGACTCAGGAAGACTACGACGGGTGGCTGAAGGGCCAAGCCACCGACAGGGCCTTTGTCCAGAGCATGGCCCAGACGCTTGCTCAGGACGCCAACCGAACCAACCAGATTGCCATGGATACGGTGAACGACGCGATACCGTCAGTGTTCGCCGAGAACGCCAACTATGCGGCCTTCGAGGTCGAGCATGGAATCGGCTACGAGACGCATGCCTTTGACCTCTATGACCAGAGCACGGTGAGACGCCTCATAAGGGACCAGCCAGACCTGCTGCCACCATTGCCCAACCCCAAGATGGACAACGGGCGTGACCTGCGATGGAACCGACAGAAGTTCGCAAGCGTGATAACCCAGAGCGTGCTTCAGGGCGAGTCGATACCTAAAGCCGCAGACCGCATAGGCCGAGTCATGAGGACGAACGAGGCCGCTGCCACAAGGGCCGCTCGCACAGCACTGACTGGCGCAGAGAACGCTGGCAGAGTCGATAGCTACAAGCGAGCACAGAACATCGGAATCGAGCTTGAGCAGGAGTGGCTTGCCACCCATGACGAACGGACCCGAATCACCCACAGGCTGCTGGACGGCGAGCACGTGCCAGTGGGCGAGCGTTTCGTACCAGACGGCTACGGTGACAAGTACAGCATCGGGTTCCCAGGTGACCCCACAGCGTTGGGCGAGATGGTCTACAACTGCCGATGCACGCTCGTCGCTTGGTTCCCCGAGGACGGCGAGGAAAGCGCCGAAGGCAGGTTCAGCAGGCTTCCCAAAGGTATGACATACGAAGACTGGAAGAGGGGTAAGGAGGCAGAGAAGAGGAGCGCTGAGAACAAGAGCATCGTCAACGGAACGGACATGACGAAGACGTGGGAGCCTACGGACAGGAATAGCCCTCTTGCGATTCGCGAGATAATACACGCGCAAGGATTCGACGGAAAGCCGACCATCCTCAGCTCAGCGAAGTTCGACAAGGCCGTCTCGGAGGCTAACAGTGGCGCAGGGCTGATAATGCAGCGTGCATACGGTGCGCAGGACCAAGACGTGCTCGACGCCTATAGGGATGCACTTTACGACGGGGACTTCTACGTGGACTGCTCTGGCGGCCATATGTACGGAAGGGGCATGTACGCCTCGTTCGAGGACAGAACCACGCCATCGAGGTCCATGGAGCGCACGTCGCAGAGGTATGCGAGGTCACACGGCGCGAAGGTCGGAAGGGTCGAGACCATGACGCTTGACCCCACAGCAAGGGTTATCGAGTATGATGACCTTACGAAGCAATGGGAGAACGAGGAAATACCGAAATGGATGCGTGAAGGCGATGATGGTCTCCTAGCCTGCGCACTAGGATTCGACGCCATAAGGGTGAGCACTGCTGGCGAGATGGTCGTTCTCAACAGGACGAAGCTAATAATAAGGGGCTGACGATGATTGAGTTCGTATACGACAGCGAGACGGGCATCCTCTACGCCTACAAAGACGGTGAGCTGGTAGGCCCCGTCATCACCATGGGAAACGAGGTCAAGAATGGCTGACAACGTCATAGTCGTTGCCGACAACACCGAGCAAGTCGCAAGCGCCATCACATCAGCTTTGGAGGCTGCGCTGGAAGAGATAGGACTGGTTGCCGAGGGCTACGCGAAGAAGCTCTGTCCCGTCGACACAGGAAGGCTCAGGAACAGCATCACGCACGCCATATCGCCAAACGAGAAGGCCACCTACATCGGAACCAACGTCGAGTACGCGCCGTATGTCGAGCTTGGCACGAGCCGCAGCAAGGAGAAGCCGTATCTGCGACCAGCGGCCCAAGACCATGAGACGGAGTATCGCAAGATATTCGAGAAGCATCTGGAAAGCGCTGGCTAAATCCGACTTTCTTAGGATTCTCGCTTGACGTTGCCGCCCGCTATAAGCTATACTAGAGTTAGCAAGAGGGGAGGAAGAAACCCCTCAGAGTAGACGGGAGTAGGTCATGAAGAGCAACAAGGCGCAGAGGACCGCTTGGAACCTGACGAAGATGGCGGGTGTCATGGACCCGATGGACACCGACAACGGCCTCTATGAGCTGGGACACGATGCCAACATGGCTATGATAGACGTCAGGCACCTAGGCGTCTCCGAAGAGGACGTCCCACAGCAGTTCGTCTTCGTCCCCAAGAAGGAGTGGGACGAGGTTGTCAAACACCGAGACCTCTTCGAGAGGGCGAATCTTGAAGACCCAGACGAGCACCTTCGCCTCAATGCTATCCACTGGTACAAGATGAGCACCTACCATCGCTTCTAGGACGGGTTGAACGGGGCCTAGGGATGTGCTATACTAGGCCCAACGCAAGACGTAGTAGACGGGAGTTTGATATGAAGTTCACGTATTTCAGGGCAGACCACACCACCACCATCGAAGAGGCCAAGCGCCAGTACCACAGGCTGTGCCTCCGCTGGCACCCCGACCGACCTGACGGTGACCTGAAGGCCATGGGCATGCGCTGGGCACCGAAGAAGCACCTGTGGTACAAGTCGCCGAAGAGCTGGAAGCGCAGGCATCGGGGCGAGTTCACGATGGACGAGATTCGCAGTCGGTACGGGTCTCAGAGCGTCGGGAGGCCTCGTGCGAAGGCACTGAGGGACTAGGACGGAGGAAGTCGTGAGCAACTACAGCAGGGGACGGGCGTTCGAGTACGCCGTCCGCGATGACATGAGGGAAAGGGGATTCGTGGCAATACGGTCGCCCGCATCGAAGTCACCAGCCGATATCTACTGCATGAGCCGAGACATGGACGTCCTGATTCAGTGCAAGGCGGACGGCAAGCTGCCACCGAAGGAGTGGAACGACTTCATGGACTACTGCGAGAAGGCGGGTGCGATTCCCGTCCTGGCCATGAGGGACAATAGGGGCAGGGGCATAGTCTACAAGCTGTTGACCGACAGAAAGAGGCGTGGTGGCAGACAGCCGATGGTTGACTGGATTCCACCAGAGAAGGAGTAGAGATGGGGGAGGTTACAAGTGGCAGTTAGTTTCAGACCTCTAACTGAGCAGGAAATTGAGATACGCGTCTCTCGCGTGACCAATGCGGGAGTCGAGCTGCTTCTCTTTAAGGATTCCCGTTGTGACATGAGAATCCTTGACGAGACGTTCGGCGTGGAAAACTGGCAGAACCGATTCTATGAGTGCAAGGGCACGTTGTTCTGCGAGGTCAGCTTCCTAGTGGAGCGTGCCGATGGACTCCGTGAGTGGATAAGCAAGTCCAACGCTGGCTCACCGTCGAACATGGAGGCAGTGAAGGGCGAGGCGAGCGACGCGCTCAAAAGGGCGTGCTTCACGCTTGGCATCGGTCGTGAGCTTTACACGGCACCGCGCATCTTCGTGTATGCGGACAAGTGCAAGTCAATCAAGCCGGGCAAGAACGGCAAGATGCAGTGCTACGACCATTTCTCGGTGGCAAAGATAAAAATTGTCGATGGCCGCATAGTCGGCCTCGCAATCAGGAACGACGATACGGGCAGGGTTGTCTTCACCTATGTTGAGGACGGATATGGGAAGGAGCAGTAATGGAGCTGCCTGACAACTTCGTGCACCTGCGCGGCGAGGTGCTGCGCGACTCGGAGGTCCGACACACCAAGAGCGGAAGCCCCGTGTTCAACTTCACGTTGGCGGTGGCTGGGTACAAGCGTGACAAGTACGTTGACTGCGTGGCATTCGACTCGGTGGTTGACCAGTTCGAGGGGTTCATGCAGGAGGGCGAGGACGTCGAGGTGTTCGGCTCGCTTTCCGAGCGCACGTGGACCGACCCGTCTGGAATCAAGCAGACGCGCGACATTGTGCGGTGCAACAGGGTAATCGTCCACGACGAGCAGGAGGAAGAGAATGTCGATTAACAAATGCTTTATTTCTGGCAACCTGACCCGCGACCCAGAGATGCGTGCCACCCAGTCGGGCACCCAGATTCTCTCGTTCGGGGTGGCGGTGAACGACCGACGCCGCAACCCGCAGTCGGGCGAGTGGGAGGACGTCCCCAACTTCATCGACTGCGTGGTGTTTGGCAACCGAGCCAACGCCCTTCAGCGATTCCTGACCAAAGGCATGAAGGTCGCAATCGAGGGAAAGTTGCGTTGGAGCCATTGGGAGAAGGACGGCCAGAAGCGGTCGAAGATTGAGGTCATCGTTGACGAGGTGGAGTTCCTAGCGGGGCAACAGAAGGCCGAATCCAGCCCTCAAACCAACGGTTCGACTAATTACCCATCGAACGGCCAAACGCCCCCGTATTCAGGCTCTCAGCAGCCAGCAGGATACCCGCCGCAGGGGTACCAGC